TGAGTCGCTAGGTTTTTACGCCGACACATACGGTTCGACGATTCGTACCCTTACCGTTTACGACGGATTATCTGTCACGGGAGGTAATCTCTCGGTCGCCAACGCTGCCACGATCAACGGCAACACCTACTCGGGTAGCTTCTCCAGCAACGGAAACGCTTCATTTGGCTCTCTAAACATTAGCTCTTACGCCAGCCTCAACGGAGCAAGTTTCAGTAACTCGGGCTTTAACCTTCACCCCAGCAGCGACAACAGCATGAGCACAGGGGAAGACGGCGGCGCTTACGGCGCTCAAACCGGAGCGTATCTAGCTATGCGCGTGAACGGTCGAACCGTCTGGGTTCCGTTCTTCACCTCCGTCCCATAATTTATGTCCCTAACCAAAGAAAGCGTTCGTCAAAAAGCAGAGGGGTTCCGCACGGGATCGCTCAAGATTCAAAACGAAATTTCGGCGCTGAAAGAGCGCCTAGCGTCTCGCGAGCGCGACCTGTACGCCACCATCGGCGCGGCGCAGGAGTTTGAAAACCTCCACGCCGAGATGGAAAAATCAGAGTCTGCCGCCGGTGCGTAAATACGGTCTGGATTTTCCAGACGGTTGGTCTGAGGCGATGGTGGAGTTGAGCTGCTACGCTCAAGCCATCAAGCCGGAGGACGGCGGTCTGGGGCAACAAGCACACCTCCGCAACGCGATGATCGCGCTGTGGCCGACCGTCTACGGCGGTGAGGTCGAGCCCGGCGTACCTCGCTGGCGCGACGACTTGGAGATGCTGACGTGGGCGTGGTGCAATTACCGCGTCATTTCCGTCATCGGTCACGCATCCGCTGCAAAGACGCACACCTTCGGTCACATCGCCGCCGCATCGTACATCGCCGACGCCGCCAACTCGATCATCACGCTCACCTCGACGCACCTTCCCGGTCTGCGTAAACGTCTTTGGTCTGACACGGTGTCGGCTATTCGCACGGCTCAGATCACCGACAACCTCGTCGGCGGCATCGCATTTGACGTCCGTAACCACGACATGACGATCCGACCGGCGGGCACAAAGGAGGACAAGTACGTCATCGAAGGTATTGCGACCGACCGTGGTCAGGACGCGGTCGAAAAGATACAAGGCACGCACTCGCGGCATCGTCGGTACGTCATCATCGACGAAGCGCAGGGTACGCCCTCGGCCATCTTTGACGCCGCCGCCAATTTGATGACCGACCCAGATTTCCGCATGGCGCAGCTCGCCAACCCGACGCGGCGCTACTCGGAGTTTGGCACATGGTGCGAACCGCAGACCGGATGGGGTCACATCGACCCAGACGTCGATCAATTTTGGGAGACCAAACGCGGCGGCGTGTGCGTTCGCCTTGACGGTCTCAAGTCGGCCAACATCAAGGCGGGCAAGACTGTATTTCCTTTCTTGATACGCCAAGACTATCTGGACTCTGTGTCCAAAGCGTTCGGCGAGGGCTCTCCGCGATGGTGGACGTATGTTCGCGGGTGGTTCGCGCCCGAAGGTCTCTTCGGCGTCATCTATCCGTCGTCGGTGTTGAACCGCGCCGAGAAAAAACTCGAGTATCAGTTTCAGCCCAAGCGCATCGCGTCTCTCGACCCTGCGTTTGAAGGCGGCGACCAATGTGTGCTCGCCATCGGTGAGTACGGGGAGGCGAACGGATCGCAACACGCGATGAACCTTGTCAGCACAATTTCGATCAAGGTCGCGGTCACTGAAAAGTCCGATCCCTTGGACTATCTGATCGCCGCCGAGGTCAAGCGACTCTGCATCAAGCATGAGGTCTTGCCTGAGAACTTCATCCTCGACGTGACGGGTGCCGGTCGTGGCGTCGCCGCGATCTTGGAGAAGGACTGGAGCCCCGAAATCAACAAGTGTAACTTTGGCGGCGGCGCTACGGATCGTCGCCTCAAGAAATCCGACACCGAGAACTGTTCCGAGCTATTCGACCGCTTCGTTTCGGAGCTGTGGTGGGCCGGTCGAGCGTGGATGGAGGAAGGACTTGTCGGCGGCGTTGATTCTGAGTCGAAGACGCTCCGAGACCAGCTCATCGCCCGTCAGTACGAGACTGTGAAGGACAAGAAAATCCGCATCGAGACTAAGCGGGAGATGAAGGAACGGCTCGGTTACTCACCCGACGAGGCCGATGCGTTTGTAATGCTAATTGAACTACTGCGCCGCAAGGGTGGCGTGGCTGGTGTGGCGCTTGGAGCCGTCGCCGGAAGCCGGGATAACCGTCTTCAGAAAAGAGCGGTCAAGTACTCCAACCTGCTGAATCCGGAAAAAGAGTTTAGCAGCGCAGATGCGGCGTAATTTGCCCGTATTTTTATCAAAATCTGCCGCTAAACCAGTAAAAATCGCTTAATACCCATTAAAACAGAGCTAAAACCCATAAAACTCATCTAACGCATACTATGGCGCTCATTAAATCATTTCGAGACGTGCCACCCGGCGGCTGGAAGTACGTTCAGCCCGAGACTGCCGTCACGTTTACGTCCGACAACTACGAAGACCTGATCCGTCAGATCATCCCCCACCGGAAGTACAAGAACATCCCCTTTGAGTCGGTGCATCTCGACGTCCAGCGCCAGCTCTGCTCCGGCCTCTCGACCGACTGGTGCCATACTGAGACCGATGAAGTTTACCGACCAGTAAAAGACCTGACCGCCCGTATGACTACCTCGATGGCAGTGTCAGTAGGCAAAGCCGTTGTAGCCGCGCTGGCCGAAGTTGCCGCCGGTAAGAGTGCACTGGTGCCGGTCGAGGAAGCCCAGCGCCGGGCGGCAATCTGCCGAGGGTGTCCTTTCAACAAGCCCAGCTCCCTGTGCTCCTGTAGCGCCGTCTACAAGGCAATCGAGGCGACGATACCCAAAGACCGCCGCCAGCTTGGCATTTCGGTCTGTATGGCGTGCGGGTGCAGCCTACAGGCGAAGGTGAACCTGCAACTGGACGTGGTGTTAGCCAGCAACCAGCCGGAAACGGTGTTCCCGGCCCACTGTTGGCAATTACCCGCCGACCCCTTGCGGGAGGTTTCGGGAAAAGATACAACCAAGTGACCACTGATGGAAGCCAACGCCAACTCCCCTCTCCCAACGATCAACGAGCGCCGCATCCGTGACGCCTCGACCGCCCGTTCCCTGTGGCTCAAGCTACGCACGGCTTCCGTGCAACGCCGGGAGAAGTGGGTGCAGGTTCAGAACCAACTCGACGGTGCCCCGCCCTTCGCGAACCGCGAGCTGATGCAGCTCGGGCAGAACTGGCGCTGCAACGTGAATTTCCGCGACGCCTCATCGACCCTCGATCAGGTGTTAATCTCTTACTGGCGTCTTCTCCACGACACCACGAACCTCGCCGCCGTCTCCTACGTCACCCCGGACGATCCTAATGCTGAAAAGCATGAGCATATTTTCCAGCAAGCGTTCAACCGTTTCATCGACGACTGGGGGCCAGACTACGTCCGCAACTACCTCCTTTTCTCTCAGAACCACGTTAGTTTCGGCGTCGGCGTCGCATTCTGGAACGACAAGTTCTCGCCCCGTTGGGAAGCTGTCCGCATCGGTGATTGCGAAGTTCCGACCCGCGCCAAATCGAGCGTAGAAAAACTTTCTTTGATCGGCATCCGTCAGGAGATGGAGATCGACTACCTCTGGGAACTAGTGCGCGACGAAGCGTCCAAAGCCGCCGCCCGCAAACGCGGTTGGAACACCGACGCCATCGAGGCCGCGCTCGCCCGCGAGTTTGTGAAGCAGGAAGGCAACGTGAGCACTCCGGTTACCGGCCAAGACGTGCTGGAGTTGCAGCGCCTCATGCGTGACAACTCTCTTGGCGTCACGACCGGCCACGACCCGATCAAGCTCGTTCACCTGTTGGTGAAGGACTACGACGGCAAAATCTCGCGCATGATTTTTGCCGAGATGCAGGAGCACCAAAACGATTTCCTGTACGACGACACCGGCAGCGACAGTCGCCCCGACTCGATGAATGAAGTCATGGGTGCCGTGTTCTTCGACGCGGGCAACGGCGACTGGTGGGGCACCAAGGGCTTCGGCCTCAAAAACTTTCAGCTCTCGACGGTGCAGAACCGTTTGAAGAGCCGCGCCGTGGATCGCACTCTCCTCGACGGTTTGAATTTCCGGGACTTGAGCGAGGGTGGTCGCGAGACCGTTCCGATCACTTCCATCGGGCCTTTCAATTTCCTGCCGAAGGACGTTGAACAGATTCCAAGCTATCCGTCTGGCCGCTCCATCCTCGAAACCATCGAGATGATCGACGGGCAGACCAACTCTAACAACGCCCGCTACCGCGATCAAGGCACTGCGATTAGCCAGACAGACACCGCGACTCAGGCCAACATTCTGGCGAATATCCAGTCACAGGTCGATGTAGCCAACGCCACACTCTACCTGCGCCAGATCGCTCGCAATTTGTTCTCCGAGCAGTTCCGTCGCCTTCGCCTCAAAGGCAACCCGGACATCGATGCGAAGACGTTCAAGAAACGCTGCGTCGATGAACTGGGTATGCCCGAAAAAGTTTTCTACTCAGGCGAAATTTCTCTCCGTACCGGCTCTGATCCCGGCGCGGCCAACCTTGCGGTGCAGGGTCAGCGTGCCCTTGAAGCAATGAACCTCCCCGACGCCAACAAACGCTGGTGCCAAGAAAAGTACGTCTCCGCGACGTTTGGTGCTCAAGCCGTGGCGAAGGCGCTCAACCCCATCGATGCGACGAGCGACATCAAGAGCGTGCGTCTCGCGCTCATGGAAAATTCTGACATGGGTGAAGGCAATCCGTTGCCGGTCGATCCGCAGGATAACCACGCCGCCCACGCGCCAGCCCATCTCCAGCCGATGGAAGTCATCGTCCACAACTTCGACGCCACCGGGAAGATTGACCCGAACGGTCTCATCGCGCTGCAAAACGCGATCCCGCACCTCGAAAGTCATTTCGAGTACCTCAAGGCGGACAAGATGCAGGAACAACTTTTCATGCAGCTCTGGCCGCGCTTTACGGCGGTCAAGTCGAGCGCCGAAGGAATTTTCCGAATGGTCGAACGTATGCACAATCAATCCCAGCAAGGCGGAAGTCCCACACCGCAGGGCGGGCAGTTCGATCCAGCCGCACAAGTGGGGGCCACTGCTCCGCAATAAGTCCTAAATGCTGTCCCGCATCCGTCACCTGTTAGGGTTGCACTCCACCATCGTCGTCATTCCTTCCGCTCTCAGAACCCCGCTCACCACCCGTGAGCGTATGGAGTTTCGTGAGTGGTTGAACTTGCCGATCACTCAAAAGGCGCTCGCCCACTTAGAGGCCGGTCACCCCGGCACTCGGCTCCGCATCCCCGGTTTCGCCCGCAGCGAATGGGACGCCCACGCGGCGGTGAGTTTCCTCAACCGGGTCAAGGGTTGGGAATCGTACCGCGACCAACTCCTTTCCATCGGCGAGACGCCGGTCGAAGCCAAAGAACCCGAAGAGAGTTATCCGTCCCAAGAAAACTAATCTATGAGCACTACCAGTCCCGACGCCGCTGAAGCGGACGTTTCCCACAAAGCCGCCGCCGAGAAGTTCTTCTCAGCGCCCCCCGCATCGGATGAACCGATGAACGATCCCGCACCGGCCCCTGCGGCTCCAAAGCAAGCTCCGGCCCCCGTTTCGGCAGTTCCGGCCCCTGCGGCCCCCGCCGTTAGCGATCCGCTCGCCTCGGTGCTCAAGTCGGCGCAGAAATCGGCCCCTGTTTCGGCAGTTCCGGCCCCCGCTGAACCTGCGGTGATTGAAGACATCGACAACGGTCTCCAAGCCCCACCCGAGAATGCGAAGTCCCGTGCCGGTTGGGACGAGCTAAAAAAGCGTGCGTCTGAAGAACGCCGCCAGCGCATCGAGCTTGAGCAGAAACTCAAAGCTGCGCCCACTACCTCGACCGTTGACGAAGCCACCAAGGCTCGCCTCACCGAACTAGAGACGCAGAACAAATCCTACTCCGAGCGTCTTAAGCTGCTCGATCTCCGCTCACATCCTGAGTTTGTTTCCAAGTTCGTTGCCCCCGCCGAACAAGCGAAGCTCGCGATGGCGACGATTGCCAAGACCGACGAGGTCGAAGTGAACGTCGAGGAGTTAGTAACCATGAAGGGCAAGGCGCTTAACAACGCCGTCAGTCAGGTTATGGAATCGATGACGCCTTACGCTCGCGTAAAATTCCAGTCCGCGCTCGATAATTTCTTTTCGGCGCAAGCCGGGGCCGAGCAAGCAGTCGCTCAAGCCGATGAGACGTTGAAGTCGATGAAACAAAACGGCGGCGCTCGTTCTCGCGCATCGTTTGATTTGGTCGCTCGCAATTACTCGGACGCTTTCCTCGCTGCGCCCATCGATGAGAAAGCGCCCGACGCAGACAAACAATCTGCCGCCGCCTACAACGCGGCACTCGCCGGGATCGGCAAACAGGCTGAGACCTACGCTTTCGGCCAGATCGATGAGACCGGCGTCGCTGATCTGTCGCACAAGGCTGCGCTCTACGAATTCACAATGAACCACGGCATCCCGCGCATAGCATCGCTGTACGGCGCGGCGCTCACGTCCCGCGACGCCAAGATCGCGGAGCTTGAAACTCAAGTGAAGGCTCTGACCAAATCGAGCCCCACGCTCTCTGGCGGCTCTGGTACTGGTTCCTCGGGCGACAGCGCACCACCGGCAAACGAGTCCCACGCCGAGGCGGCTCGTCGTTATTTCCAACGCTAAAACAAAGTAGAAATAAGCAGCAAAACAAACTCCGGCAAACCCGGAGTTTTTCATTTACCCGACTACCCCTTGCAGACTCGCGGCGGAAGTTGTATCACCATTTCCATAACGATTCGTAGCTGCACCCCGGTGGATGGCGACCCGGCGGATCGGAAAGCTTGATAGGCGAATGGCTCTCGCTCGGCACCGCACACTCGGCGCTGGTCAGGAAACCAACAATCAACTCTCCGACTCTCTCCTCAAATGGACATCAGCAACTATTTCGTCGAGCGCCGTAACCAGTTCCACAAAACTGTTTACCAAAAGCTCTTCCGCAGCAACCCATTCAAGACGCTCGTTCCGATGAGCGCCTTCGACCTCTCCGAAGGTCGCCAGCCAACCGTCCGCACGCTCACCCATGAGCTGCCCACGGCTTATCCTACCGCTCTGACCGAGATCGCCGTTTCGACCGGCACCGGCAACGCGAACTGCTCGCCTAGCACCACCGTTATCAAACGCGGCGAAATCCAACGCACCTTCAAGCTGTACGGCACGTCGTTCTCGACTGACACCGTGTGCTTGAGCGATCTGAAACGCGCCGTTGACGCCGCCGAAGCCGTTGCCGGTTTCGAGCGTGCCCTCAGCGAGTACATCTCCGTGTGGTGGTCTGACTGGTATCGCTTGCAGAACATCGGTATGGTGGACAACAAAGCCGCCACCCGCTCCAGCGGTTCTCTCGTTACTGCCAGCACCCAGAACGCCAACCACACCGGCTTGGCGTCTCTTCCGAACGAATACCTCGGCTGGGATCACCTCAAGCAAATCTACTGGCAGCTCTGCCGCAACGGTCTCGCCGACGAGCTTGCGGTCGGTCGCGACAGCAAAGGTCGCCCTGTCATCCCGCTCCATGCTGGCGCTGGCGTGATCAGCCGACTGTTCACCAACGCGGACACCAAAGAGCAGGTGAAATTCTTCGATCCTGCGAAGAACCTTGAAGTCCTCGGCTACGACGGCGCGGTCAACGGCTTCCTCCCTGTGGTTGACCTGTTCCCGATCCGCTACGGTAAAGCGACGACCGGCATCACCGCCGTCTCCGACCTCACCGCCGCGAACATGATCTACCCAACGGTCAACGCCGACGCTACCTCCGGTCGCAAGTACACGCCAAACGCCGCCTACGGCGTCAACGGCGTTGCTGGCGGTCTCGCTGAGTACGAAGTCGCCACGATCCTTGGTCGCTCCGTCTGGGAAGCCAAGTACGAGGCAGTCGATCCAACCCAGTTCGCTGGCATGAAGTTCGACCCAACGAACTACATCGGCGAATTCCAATGGATCAACAACCGCACCTTCGGTGGCGATAACGACCGTGGTAACCTCGGTTACTACCTCGCCGACATCCGCGCTGCGGCCAAGCCGATCTTCCCCGAACTCGGCTACTCGATCATCACCAAAGCCAGCGACGTCTAATCGCTGTTAAAGTTAGCGGAGCCTCGGTCTACACCGGGGCTCCGCTCCTTTTTCGTATATGGAAATCCAAAAGACCGCCGTAACTGGGATCGGAAGTCTGCTCGCGATGATCACCGCCGAAAGAATCAACGTCTTTCTGGCAACAGTCATCGGTATCCTGACCGTCGCTCATCTCAGTATTCAAATTTACCGTCTGCTCAAAAAGAAGTGACATGAAAGAAATCGTCCCCTGCCTCCCGCGCATATCCAGCATCCCCGGCCCGCGTGGCGCGAAGGGCGACTCCGGCGCAGCCGGTGCCAATGGCACGAACGCCACTCAGCCTTTCACGACGACCACCTCGCCTTTCACGATGGTCGCGGCTGGCGCTCAGGTAACCATCACGGTCGGTGCGACCGCATGGATGGCCGTAGGGATGCCGATCTTTATCGAGGCTGCGGGATATTTCTCCGTGGTCACTATCGTCTCCGCGACGACTGTCCGCTTGCAGGTTCAAGCCGCGCCCGGCAACGCCGCCGCCGCCACGGTAATCGCCTCGGGCAAAAAAGTGATCACGGGCTCCGTGATGTCGTCCGACTCGACGGTAACCGACGGTTTAACGAACCGCATCACCGCTTTGGAACTGACCCCCGGCGGCAACCGTTCGTGGTACTCCACGACTGCACCGTCCGCATCGACCAACGTCCTCCGCGTGGGTGACCTTTGGTTCGACACCGACGACGGGTACAAGCTCTACCGCTGGGACGGCTCCACTTGGGTGGACGTTCAGCGCGTGTTGAGCCAAGCTGATTTCGGCACCGGGATTCGCCCCATCGTCAAAGTCACTTCGCTGCCTACCTCCGGCTACAGCGACGGTGATTTCGTCTGGCTCCAGACCGACGGCAAACTGTATCGCCGCGTCAACGGCGCTTGGACAAAAGCCATCAGCACAGGCGAACTCACCGGCCAGATCGACGCCTCGACCTTCATCGTAGACGGTACGATCATTGCTCAAAAACTCGGCGCAAACTCGGTCACCGCCGACAAGGTTGGGGCCAATCAAATCATCACGACCGCAGCCAACATTGCGGACGCGACTATCACCGACGCAAAAATTTCTAATCTCGCCGCCGGTAAAATTACCGCTGGTGACATTCAAACGGTTAACCTCGGCTACGCTGGCGCGTTGTTTCACCCCAGCTACATTTCTGGAGCTTACGCCGGTCGATATTTCCGCGCCACCGAGTTCGGGACTTCTTCAGCCGACAACAAATTGTTTGGCTCCGGCTCCGCGTACTCGTTCTCGCACTGCACGCCGGTTACTGGCTATGGCCCCGGCAACGCCGCGTGGCGTTTGAACGGAGCCCCCGCATTCGCACCCGATGCTTCGGGCAGCGTCCGCGTCCAGATTCAAGGACGTTTGATTGGGTACTACGGCAACATTTTAGCGTACTGCCGAATTAACAACGGTGCGTATCAACCCCTCGCCGGTCGGTATTCTCAAGACGGCGCTGACGCGATCATCGACTGTGTTCGTAATCTGACTGGTGTCACACCTTCATCCAAAATCGAAATCTTCGTGGCTCCTGCAAACGGAAACGGCGACGTCACCGCTGGCGTAACCTGCCGGTACGAAATCGACGTTCTTTTCTACAACTTCTAACCGCCATGATCAAACGCACCTTCGCCGACGTAAAAGATGAACTGCGGCGGGTCGCCGGTCAGACGGGACTCGTCGTGGATGACGCTCGCCTCAAGATGGCGCTCAACCTCACGCAGGAGCGTCTCTGCACGCTCGGCGAGTGGCCCTTCCAGTACGCCCGCGTCAAATTCTGCCAACGGGGTGGCGTCGTCGCCCTCCCGACCATGTACGAAGCGATTGTCCACACGGCGATCAATCGTGAGCCCGTTGAAATCCAACCGCCGTGGTTTGAATTCCTTGAGTATGGCCCCGGCCCCTACATCCAGAACGAGTGGTGCAACTACGGATTGGATATGGGGGAGCACCCTGTTTACGAGTGCCCCGGCAACGGTGGATCAACGATCCGAATTACGTCCACCTCCTCCGACGACGTCGGCACCGTCAAGGTCATCGGCTACGATACCAACAACGTCGCTCAATCGGTCGGTCTCGTACTTCCTGACGCCTCTAGCGCGATAAAGTGGTCGCGGATCACTCAGGTCAAAAAGCCGCGCACCCTCGGTGACGTGGTGCTGACCTACACCGATCAAAATGGTCGCAAGTCCGTCGCCGCCGATTACCGGGCGCGGGACATCAACCCCAGTTTCCGTTCTTACCGTTTCACCGCCATCGCGGACGATCAGTCCAAGGTCGTTGACGCCATCGTGCGTCGCCGCCTGTTCGATGTCGAAGAGGACGCCGACGAACTGTTCATTACGAACCTCGGTGCCCTGCGCCTCGGCGTCAAAGCCGTCGCTCTCCTCGACAAGGGCGAACTGGAAGCCAGTGAAGCCGCCTTTGGTGCCGCCGCTCAAATCCTGCGCGACGAGACCCACAAGTACCGCGCCAGCCGCCAACCCGCCCCGATCAACGTGACTCGCGTCGCGTCGATGTCTGAACGCACCGACATTTTCTGATTATGCCTAGAACCGAAGGATGGCTCGCTGATACTCAGGCAACCATGCTCGACGGCATGAACCGTGGGCGTGAGCCCGAGCTGTTGTCCGACCAACAGGCTCACCTCCTCCGCAATCTCTCGACTCGCGGTGGGCGCGTCCGCTCCCGCCCTCGCATCGTCAAACGCGCATCGATGCCGACCGGCCTCATGCAGGGCGCGTCGGTGTTTAAGACCAACGGCAAAATCCTTTCCGCTGTCGGTGGTCGCGTCTACGAGATCGATCCTTCGACGTGGACGCGAGTCGAGTTAACCGGCGCTGACTCCAACAACCCGAAGAAACCCCGGGTCTGGATGTGTGAGACCCCGGGCTCGATCATCATCCAAGACAACCAAGCGCGACCATTTATTTACGACGGTGTGAAATTCCGTCGATCCGATGAAGATGAAGTGCCGGTCGGCAGCGTAATGGCTTTTGGCAATGGTCGCCTCGCCGTCGCCGTGAACGATGGTCTCGCCGTCCGCATCGGTGACATCCGTCAAGGTGAGCACCAATCCGAGATGAAATTCACTGAGACGTACAATCTCCTCGGCGGTGGTGATTTTGCTTTTGAATCCCCAGTCCGCGCTCTGGCAGTTCTCCCCGTTGTCGATACCGGCAGTGGTCAGGGCTCCCTTATCGTCGGCACCGACGAGATGGTCAGCTCGCTCAAGACGCAGATCACGCAGCGCGACCTCTGGGGCGAGGTCGGATTCCAAACGATCATCCTCCCGACTCGCGGCATCACCGGCGCAAACGCCGTCGTCGCGGTGAACCAAGACCTTTACTTTCGGAGTTCTGACGGGCTCCGATCTGTCCGCACCTCGACCGGCGATTATGACGCGCCGGGACTCGCGCCTTTGTCGGTTGAGGTGCGGCACCGATTTGACTACGACACGCCGTT